ATTGGCAACACAATTGACCAGGAATGTGACGAGTATGCCTGAAGGCATGATCTCGCCACGGAGGACGGTAGAACCCCAAATTATAAATGGAGAACATACCATCTCGATCACTGCAGCTTCCTCTTGAGGGGGAAGCGACAGCCCCGTGAGCAAAAGCTTGGTACTGTAATACAAAAGCTGATGCGACAGTGATCTGTCCCAGTGTGTGAAATCGAAGTCGAAACCCCTATCTCCCACTTCCAACATGTGTTTGGCTAAGTAATGCCAATCAAATGACGCCCTGTCCAACGACGGGCAGCAGAAAGAATCTCTCAACTCTGCGTGGTAGTATTGCATAATAGAGGAATAAAAGTATTTCCTACATATTAAGTACCCTACCGCGCTCCCACAAGTAAAAATGCGGGTGCGAGGAGTAGCTATCTTGTCATGCTTGAGTCGCTCGTCTTTCAGCGATAGAACATATGGCAAAAATGGTACTATGCCTTGCTCCAACTGTTTGGCGGCATGCTCGTAATCTAGAATGATTCGAGCGCTCGGGTACAAACGACCCTCTCTCTCTTCGAACAAGTCTGGTTTCTTAAGACGTTCCTGCACGTATGGATACCCACATGATGTATTCATGGGCATCCTGGTGTTCTGAGGAATGTGCGTAAGTCCATTTATGCACTCCATCAAGTCCAACTTCCTCGTTGGAACCATGCTCTGAGATTTGACTCTCTTAAAGTCTTCCATCATTGAGATGTAAGCATGATTCAATTCAGACGGTTGGAAAGCTGGTTCGAAAGGCCTACTATAACCTTTAAACATCTGTTGCCAGAACGGGATGAACGCTCCGAACTCCTCGTTGACTCGAGGATCTTTGTGTGTTAAAGGCGCCGGCGCGGTCTTGGCCGGCCCCATCAGCTCGTATAAAACTGATGGTTGCAGATCTGTTTTTGTGGGTTGAAAAAGAGGTTTTTCAATTCTTCCCACGGCCTGGAGAATGCTTTGCTTGGGCAAGATTTCAGCTATTGCTGCTTGCGGTTCACAATGAACAAAGCGCGTCTCTACATCTTGAACAGTGTTCTTGCTAATCGCGTTGGTCAGCGATTGGCGTGTTACGTAATGAAAGTAACTACCGCGACTGTTGGCTGCGGTGTGGATTCCCAAAATTGGGGTCTCCTGAAGGTCTGATCTAACGACCAAGCTTCCGCATGACGCGTCTCGACCAGCGTAAGTCGCTTCAGCCAAGACATGGTATCTTTGCGTCACACCCTCAAAACGTGGGGTGGAAACTGAGTCCATCTTTATAACTCCGTCCTGTAGTATGATCTGGCCGTTATAAGTGTGATCGAGATTGTATGGGATGTAATCTAATTTCCTAACTGGAAAATTGGTAGTACAATAAGAACCATCCCAAAAGTGTTTGACAATATTTGACTCGGCACTGAACATTGTCGCTGGTAGCCTGTATAAGCATACGTCTTCGCGATATGAATCCTTGGGCATTACGTCGCCCCTACGGGCTAGTGCTTCGTCGATATTGCCTGTCAACCTCACCACTGATTTGCGGTCAAACATGAACGACTTTATCAGATCCTTCCAGGTTACCTTGGTTATTTCAACCTTGTCTCCATCTGCCAACAAGTTTCCACGAGAATCTGTGAAAAGGTGGTATGGAACAAGGACGTACTGTCCGCCGACAAATACGCAATTCGTTGTTCTTCCCGAATTGATAACCATTACCGAACCGGTGGCGTTTATGAGCTTCCTCTGCTGCCCTTCTGATATTCCCGCCTCCTCGTACGTCCTGATCTGACCTTTGTTGGCCTTTGCCGTTCGAGTAACGCCTGATTCCTCATCGCTCGATCTTGATACAAGCTTGAAAGCTGCAAAGAGAGCTAATCCTGAAACCAGTGTCGCTGTTGCGCACGTCAAAAAGGAGTTAAAGATACGTCTCAAATAATGAAAATATCCTCCTTCACCTCTTATGGCGCTAGTCACAATTCCGTATGTGCACAACGACAATTGCCTGATGAAACCGGCAAATGAATAAACCACTGCCAGTGGGGCTCCGACAAATATTCCAGACAAACAGCTGCTGTACATT